AATAAAGCTGTTTGTAATGTGTAGAATATAGCGTTTTGCACAGCAAAGTAGTATGTTATCCTAGCAGCATTAGATATATCACTTTGCATTTGAGTAGTGTTAGGCTGTGTTATTCTTCTATTGTATATATCTTGAAAAGCTTTTTTACCTAATCTATTAAACTGAGATGTTACATTTTGAAAGTTTAATATAACCTTACCAATAACAGATGCTTGTTGTTGCGAAACCATATCGGGTCTTGCTGACTGCTGAGTTGATTGTGTTAAGTTTTGAAAATCTGTAAAAGCTTTAGCTTCTGCTTCTTTTTGATTTAAACCTTGTTTTAAATACGTGTTTATTCTATTTCTATAATAAGGAGAGCCACCAGTTGCAATTGCAATATTATCACCAATTTGAGTAGGTAAAAATCCAAGTTCTAGTAATTTTGATATTAATTTTCTAGTAGGATTTTTTGAGTTACGAAGACTTTCAGCGAGCTCTGCACCATTAACATCAGTCTGTATACCACCTCTTCTTTGTTTTAGCATGTCAGAGTTAAATATAAATGCAAAATCTTTCCAATATTGTTTTTGATTAGCAAAAGCTTTAGCGGCTGCAAATATATTATTATCAGCAAAGTTTATGTAGTTTACTAAAGACATTTGCTGTAATAAAGCAGATCTCATATTAAAGAACATGACTGTACCAACAGAACCGTTTAAGTAGTTCATAAACCCATTTACTATTCTGTTTTGTCCAGTAGGTCTGTTTCTACCAGTTTTAATTCTATACAGCATATCTTCAAATGCTTCTCTAACACCGTTACCAAAACCAGCCTCAATTTTATTTAAGTTTTCTTCAGAAAACACTATATCAGCGTTTTCGTTAAACTCATCAAAATATTGATCTCTACCAACTCTTCCTGTAGCATCATCTAGATCAACTCTAATATCTCCAGACTCCCAACCATCAGTAGGATTTATATATTCATCTTGCTTAGATATTACGTTTAATGTTTCAGCGTAAGCTTGTAGACTAGCATCTGCCATTACCAACTCTGATAAATTAGCTTGATCTATCTCGCTTAAACCAGGTATATTGTGATCATGTTTGTTCCATAGGTAAACTCTTATCGCGTCTTGAAAAGTAAAATCACCATCTGGAGTTTTCTTTGTAAGCTTTTTTCTAATATCTGGAAACTGTTTGTTTAAAGCTTTGTAATCATTAGCTATAGACTGTCTAGCTGTATCATATTCTCTATTAGCTCTATTCAAAGGTCTAATTAAAGATTGTTCAAAAAAGTTTCTATGCCTATCACCTTGCCTACCTTTGCCCATAAAGTTATATAGTAAACCTACAAAATCTTCATGCGATGGTGGTATAAAAAATCTAAACTTACCTTTATCAGCGCCACGTTTTCTAGCTTTAGTAGCTGCAAATCTTTTAATAGATTGAATACCAGTTACTTCTTCTAATATATTATTAAAATCAGTATTCATATCTTTACTAAATTTAATTTTAGCTTGTTGTACTTTACGCTTAACATCAAATTGTTCTAACATGTTATCTACAGCTTGTACATTTTGTAAAGCATCATCAGCAAAATAAAAATCATTATAACCTTCACCAACTTTATCTGCTATCCAAAGAGCTTTTGCTTCAGCTGTAGAATTAGCTAAGCCAGTAATATTTTTCATTGGTATATTTAAACCATTAGCTTTTAAGAAATCAAATATAGCTTTAGCAGCTTGAGGTGGTCTAGCTGTTAATACAAACATGTTTTCAGGACCAAATTTCTTTTGTAGCTTCAACGCTTTTTGAAACAATGGTGCTAACTTACCTTTTACAACTTTGTTAAAATCTGAAAAGTCAAACGTATAACCTTGGTTTTGCAAGTCTTCATATGTATTAGCATACTCTTCAGCATTTAAAGTTCCAGTATCGCCATTTGGAGTTGTAAATTTAACCAAAGATTTAGTTGTAGCTAATGTATCGTCAAAATCTAAAACAGTAATACCTTTTGGATCTTTTGAGCTTTTTCTAGCTACAGTTATGGCTTTATTTAACTTGTTGTTACTATCTATATCTTTACTATATTTAACTTTTGATTGTTCACGTAAAGCATTTATATCTTGATTACCTTCAAAAACATCAATTATAGCCTGTCGAGCTTTTCCAACGTTTAAATTATCAACACCAAAATATTCTGCTATTGTTTGATTTTCTTTTATTAAAGCGTAAGCATTAGGATTTACTCCTGCTTTCATAAATCTATATATAGCACCAAAACCGTCAGGTAAAAAGTCTAATTGATTGTTTAAAACTCTAGGAACTACTTTTTCAAAAAAATCTTTACCTCTAGACTTTCTAAGATTACCACCTGGATCATCTTTTTTTCTTAAAGAGCTTTGTGAGTAACCAAATCTTAAAAGCTTAATAGCGTCTTCTATATTTCCATCACGGGCTGCGGCAAATAAAATTCTAGCCATTTCCATTTGTGGATCGTGTTCTTCCACACCTATTTCGCTAGTTACTTCTTTGCCTTTGTTTTTACCTTTGCTCTTAACAGGGAAAGCAAGAAGCACACCCGCATGTCTCATAAAGTTACTTTGGTCAAAACCAAGATGAGTTAATAGTTCTTGAAAAATTTCTTCTCCTTTACCATGCTTAGCAATGTCTCTAAAAAATTGTTCTAAAAATTCTATTTTACCCTTTTCATTAGAAAAATTAATATTTTTTACACCTTTAAATATACTTCCCGCGTGATAATAAGTTCTTGATGGCTTTACTTGCTTCGCACTGTCTATTTTTTCTATAATATTTTTTCTACCACTTTTTTCAGCGTATTTTTTAATAGCTTTTCTAAAATAAGGTATGTTAAAAAATGCGGCTTTTTTTATACCACCAGTTAAACCGGTTGACATAACTTCATAATACTGAGGAAATTCGTTAAGAAAATCTAATATTTGGTTCATATAAAACTCTTCCCAAATTATTTTGTTTTTTTCATCTTGGTATTGCTCTAAATCTCTTCTAGTTATAACTTTAACTTTTACTTTGCCAGTTTTTTCTTCTATTTCTGCAAGTATTTCAGATGTTGGTGCTAATGGTCCTGTAAACACTTTCTTTAAATCAGCATATTCTTGAAGTTTTTTAGCTTTACTATAAGCTCTTTTTCTTTGTCCAGCTGTAACATCTGCTATTTGTTGCGGTGATGCTCCTCTTGCTTCTAGTATTCTTTGAGCAGCAGACAATGACACTTGCTGACTAAGCGTTCTAGCAGCGCCTTTTAATAACTGACCTATTTCAGATCTTTTTTCTTTAGTAGGAAGTATATTTATTTGTTGTTGCTCTGTAATACCTAAGTCTCTTTGAAACTGAACTACAACGTCTTTTTTAGGATTAATAAATTGCTCTTTTAATGTCCACAATGGCACTTGTGAAGTTTTACCTTGTGATCTAGCTCTTTTACCATTTGGCTTAAACAATGGCTCGTAAAAATACTCTAGTATTCTATCTTGCAAGCCTATAGCTCTACCATAAACATTTCTAGAAACTGGAATATTTTCTCCTATTTCGTTTATTAAAGCATCTTTTTCGCTAACATTTGTTTTTGGTAATATCTTAATAAATTGCTCTGAAGTTTCATAATCAGCAAAAACATCTTGCACGCTTTTAGATTCTGATGGTGATAATATACCAGTTGCACCAGCGTCTAATTCTTCTTTTGTAATAACTTCTCCAGTTTCAATACTAACAATTTCATCCGATGTTGTTAAGTTTTCATTTGGTTTTGTTATTTTATTTTCAGGTATGTTAAATATTTTTTTACCTACACTACCTTCGTTGTTTTTAGTAACCTGCTTGTGAGTGTCTCCTTCTACAACTTTAGTGTCTTGTCTTATTTCTTTTGCAACTCTAGCAACTTTAGGTATTTTTAAAACATTTATTCTTTTTCTAGTATCTATTTGATTTGATGTTTCATTTTCTAATTCAGTTGAAACAGCAATGTTTTTAGCTTCATCTAAGCTTACGCCTTGGCTTTTTGCATCTATTGTTTTAGCTCTAGTAAATATTTCAGCTTGTCTATTTCTTAAAGTAGCGTCTAAAAACGTTGTTACTTTTTGTTCTTTATTATACGTATCTAGTAAACGCTTACCTTCACGATTTATAGTTTGACCATTTGGTAGTGTAATTTTAGGAAATATACCGGTCATTTGCTCGGATATAGCCGTCTTTATAGATTCCATTGTAATATCACCGCTCGGATTAAACTTCAAACCTTTACTAATTACAGGCCAGTTCTTTTCAATTAAAGCTTCAATAGCACCAAACCTATCATCTTCTTTAGAACGTTTATTGTTTATTATGTCAACTAACATTTCGTTTGTATACATCAACTTTCCATCGTCATCTTTCTCCTCTAAAAAAGTTTTTGCTTTTGGACTAACCTTAGACATTTTTCTTTTAGCTGTAGGTTTAGTTTTTTCTTTACTTTCAACTAATTTACCTTTTACGCCTTCAACAGCGGCTTTTGTTATAGCTTTACTTGTGTAATTTTTTTCTATACTTTTGTTAAAGTCTTTGATGAAATTATAAACATCTCTACCGGTGTTAAATTGAATAGATTTTAAACCATATTTTTGTAAGTTTTGTCTAACAATATCTCCTATTTTAGTGAAAAAGTTTTCTTTAAATTCTAAACTACCATCTAATATGGATTCAGACATTACAGTAATAATTTCTTCTCCAAATTCACTAACTTGTTCTCCGGTTTTTGGATTTATATAAGCACTCATCCTGTTTATAAAAGCAGGTGATACTCCACCAAATTTACCAGTAACATAATCAGTAACAGCATCGCCAACATTATCTTGTAACTTTTGATTACCTTTAAGTGTTTTAAACAATACTTTATGTAAAAACTCATGAGCAGCTGTTCCAAGCATTGGTTTATCTTTGTTGATTATTATCTCAAAATCACCAGTTAAATTACCTTCATTATCAACTTTTTCATCAATGTAACCAAAGCTAGAATCAGCGTTTTCAATATCATTTATTTGTTGATCAAAACTTTTTATATTTTCTTCTGCAATTTGTTTTTGCTCAGCGCTAACATCAGGATTATTTAAAACTTGCTGATTAATATCTTTTTCCGCGTTTATTATAGCTAACTTTTCTCCTTGCGCATCAATTATTTCTTGAGTATTTGCCTCTGTAACAACACCTTCAACTCCTTGTGCTTCTGCTATTTTACCAACTTGTTTTCTAACTGTTTCTGTTACTTCTTTAGCTCTAGCTTTATTAACTATATCTTGTATACCTTGTTTATTATCTTTGTATTTGTTACCAAGACCATCTATAGCAGCGTTAAAATCTTCTTTAGATATTTCACCTTTTTGAAACTTTTCTATTAAATTATTAGCTCTAAAAGCAGTAACATTAGCTAACTCGTTTAAATCTTCTATTGTTTTTATATCTTTATTAGAAAGTTTTTCATAGATATCGTTACCATTTTTAATTTTACTTTTTATTGATTCTTGTAATTCATTAATTTGAGTGTCAAAAGCAGCTATTAAATCTTTATCTTTAGTAGAATTTTTTCTTTTTGTTATTTCAGCTAGTTTACTTAACTCAGGCTCTACGTCTAAATCTTTATTAGATTTTCTAATATTATTTAAAGCTTTAGCTGAATAACTACCTGCTTTAAGTCCAGTAGCTCCAAAAAAACCTTGTAAACCAGACTCTATGCCTCGCTCACTAAACATACCGTTTGCTATTGACATTAAGTCATTTATTTCTTCACCTTTTCCTTTCGCAACAGCTAGTTCCTCGTTGTATATTTCTAAACCTGTTTGGCCCATTTCCGTAAAAGATTCTACCCTACCAGTTCCTAATATATCTAAACCAGTTCTTATGTTTTTGCTTTTTTTATAGTTTTTAGTTAGGTATTCTCCAACTTTTTTATTTAGTTTTTTTCCAACACCTGTTTTACCTATTATTTTACTAAAACCAAAGTATTCTAATCCAGCTTGAAAAGCGGCTATTTTAAGAGGCGCTTCTACATCTTGATCTCCAGATTTTAATATTTCACTTACAGTAGTGTTACTTGCTTTTGCCTTTTCTTCATTAGCAGTTATAAAGTTTTCAGAAGCAAAATCCATAAAAAACCCAGTACCACCAGTACCTAAATTATAAATAACAGAACCACCAACTTGAGCTATAGACCCAGAAACAACAGATAAATAATCAGTAAAACTATCTGCCTCTTTAAAAGTCATAGTTCTTTTTAAACCTTCTTTTTCTTTTTCAAATGATTCAATAGATTTTTCAAATTCTTTAGTCCCACTGCCTTCGTATCCACCAAAAAACCATTTACCAAAATCACTTGATCTCCATTCTTCAATTTTATCTTTACCAAAAGCAGTTTCATATAAAAGCGTAGCAGCAATATCAAAACTACTACCAGCACCTTCATCGCTAAAATAATACTCAGGGAGATCGCCAACCATTTCAAAAGTATTATAGATATTATTTTTAAAACTTTGCCAAGCGCCTATTTCAGGCTGCTTTGGAGATATTTCTGTTGCTTCGGCTTGTTGTTTAAAATAAGCCTCTCTATCAAAATCTTCACCTTTAAAATGATTAAACTCTTGACCTATGCTTACATATGCTGGGTTTGTTATAAAATTATTTTCATCTAAATCAGGGCTTACAACTGACCAATTAGAATCATCTTTCTTTTTAGTGTAATATATTGGTTTATCATCATCACCAAATCCAAACTTATACTCATAACCTCCTTGTTCTATTACTTGGTCAGGCTTTATTACTGGTGTATCCGTAGAACTTTCTTCCCCAGTGGATACCATATTTTCTACCTTCTCCGTGGTATCCGTCGGAGTTTGGTCTCCCGATACTTCAGGAGTTGTTACTTCTGATGTTTCAGGAATTTCTTCTCCGCCAACAATTTCAAAAGATTTAGTTTTCATGTATTCTTCAAAGCTTAAGTTATCTTCTTCTGCGTATTTAATAAGCTCTTCTTCGGTGTAAGTTTCACCGTTTTTATTTAAGTAATCTGGCATATTTTTATTCTGGCTTTGGTTTTGCAATAGGTTGAGTTGCGTTAAATTCTCTGTCTATCATTAACTCGTATTCTTCTAGAAAAAAATTATTATCTAACTTCATGTTTTTAATTTGATTTACCGCTGTTTGATAAGCATCACTATTTTTATATTCTTCAAAATTAGTTATACCATCTATATCTTCTGTTTGATCATTAAAATAACCTTCAAATATTAAATTATCTAAAACAGGCTCAAACTCAGGTGTAAAAATTAAGTTTTTAGCATCACCAGGGTTTTGTTTTAACATTTGCTTTATACCTAATAACATTTGTGGCTTGTAAATTCTTGACCATTCAGTAGGATCATTTTTAACACTTCTTCTTTGCGCTATCTCAAAAATATTTATTGAGTTAGCTGCTATTGCGTTTGCAAACTCTGGATTTGTTGGGGAGCCCATGCTTACTTCGTTATAAGGCTTGTATTGATATTTTACTTTTCCAAAATTATCCATAACTCCAGTGGTATAATCTAAATATTCATATTGATTAGTTTGTTCATTTAATCGTTTAGGAAGCTCACCACGTTCAAAATCAACTAAATTTTTTTGTTGTTCTTTAGTCATACCACCACTTATACCATTTGGATTAGTAACTGATACTCCATTTTGATTTGTAGTAAACAGCCTTGCGTTTGCATTTAACCTTGCATTATCAGCGTCAGCTATGCCTTGTCTAAAGTTAACTATACCTTTGTTTATTTCATCTATTTTTGCGCTAGCCTCAGCTACCTGTCGCCGTGTGTAAGGTATACCATCAGGGTTTTTTTTACCCTCTTCTATTTTCATTAAGTTTGCTATTTCATTTTTCTTCGCCAATACATACTCCACTGTTTCAGGATCTTGCGTTGACTCTTGCTTTGGCTTATCTTTATCTTCTTCGCTTTTCTTCATACTAAAATCTAAAGAATCACCAAGAGACTTAACATAGTCATGATGTTGCATTTTTAATTTAGACGCTCCTGAAGCAAACCCTGCTCTTTCAAATAACGTTGTGGAACTTTGTTTTTTTGCCATATTATTTATTTTTATGCATTACCTCCTGCTTTTTTAGAAAAATCAAAATTATTTTTCATAAAATTTGCTGCACCATCACCAAACAACCCGCCTGATAACCCAGCCATTACGCCACCGCCAATACCACCAACAATACCAGAAACACCAGATGCTTTTTGCGCGTCGGCAGCAGCTTTAGCAGCGTTTGCTGCTTGTAAATCTCCAGATGCCATACCAAGTAAATTTGTTGTTTTATCATACTCTAATCCTCTAGCATCTTTAGCTCCTTGTAATCTAGTTGTTTCAGCTTGTTGAGCTCCTAACGCAACTTGTTTTTCAGCAGTAGCTTCCATAGCCTGTACATTAGCAGCGCCCTGAGCCATTGCTCTTTGATTAGCCGCTTCTTGTTGACCAATAGAAGCCGATGCTTGTTGAGCTGCTAGTTGACCTTGATTAGCCATAGCTTGTGCTAAACCAGCTATACCAGAACCACCAGCAGCGCCTTGTAAGTTTTGCATTATGTTAGCTCTTTGTTGAGCTCCTTGTTCAGCTTGGAATTGAGCTTGTTGTTGGTTAACCGTTAAATCTTCATATACATTTTCAAAATTTGTTTGTATATTACCATAAGCGTTTTGAACACCAGCCGCTAAATTACTAGTATCTAAGTCGCCATAAGCTGATTTTTGTTTTTCTAATTCTGCTCTAGCTATCCTTTGTTGTTCTGCCGCGTCTTTACCAGCTTTGTTTCCTTGCACAACGTTCATTATTCCGCCCACAACTTTTCCTAAAAATTTTGCGGGGCTTACTATTCTACCTGTTGCCATATTTATTTATTTGTTATTTATAATCACAGTTTTACCTATTTTTTTACCTTATGATATAGAAACAAGCTTGTCTACATCAAAATATAAAGTACGCGCAACATTATGAGCGGTAGGTTGAGATGTAGGTGAACCTGTTATTTGTATATCACCAGTTATAGTAACTGTTTGGCTAGATCCAGCTAAAGTTAATGTTATTCCTTTTTCTAAATTTTGCGTACTATCTAAAGTTATATTACCAGCTCCACTTGTAACACTTCTACTAATAATAGTTGGGCTTGCTACCGCTGAATTTATACCTACGCCACTAACAGTTGTAATATTATCTATAACACCGTTAACAGATGTAACTGGTATAACAGCGCTATCATGTACCGCTGATGTAGTTGTTACTGTTATTGGTGTTGGTGTTATTTTAAGATTTGTTATACTTAAACTATAACCTGTTGCAGATTTTATATTATTATTTCCAAATCCACCAATGTTATAAGTACCTGACGCAAATAAAAGAGGTTGTTGATTTGAAAAAACAATACTACCTGGTTGTATATCTAACTCTCCTTTTGTTATAGTTGGTTTTTGACCTTTATAATCTATAGCAGGAGCTTCGTTTTTTACTATTGTTTGTTCTTGCTCTGTGCCTTCAAATACAACTGTAGTATCTCTGTATTTAGAAACTAAAGAGTTAGCTACAGTATTGTTAATAGCCGCGGTAGTTTCATCTACTAAAATTGATTGTCCTTCAGAAATACCAACAACAGTGCTTAAAGAAAATCTTTGATTTTTTTGATTACTAAGACTTAGCGTAACACCATCTACAAGTCCTATGTTTTGAGACATTGAAAACTCTTTGGTATTATCTCCGTCTGGATTTAAAGCAACAACAGTTGTTAAACTTCTATTACATTTAGGATTAAATGTTAACGTTGTACCATCATCAAGAGCTACAGCTTCTGACATTGAAAATTCTTTTGCGTTATCACCATCTGGATTTAAAGCAGCTACTGTAACTAAATTTGAAGTTAAAAAAGTAGTACCAGTTATTCTATCTCCAATAGCCATTTTACCAGCAACGTTATTATCCATAACAACTTTAATACCACTACTAACCGCGCCATCTACAGTATCGGTAGCCGCTGCTGCTGTTATTTTATCACCAACAACTAGTTTGTCCGCTACGTCTGTATCCATAACAACTTTAATATCACTACCACCACCAGTTATAGCACCATCAACAGTGTCTGTATTGCTAACAGTTGGATATGCATTTTCTCCTGGTAATGTTTCTGCATCACCAATTCCAAAACGATTGTAAGCAAAAATATCACTAACAGTTGGTTGTTTTATAATTTGAAAAGCAGTTGATAATGAATTTACAGAGAAAGGTAATGAAAAAGACGAAGTTGTTTTAGTTGTTCCTCTACCGTGTGTTGAAAAAGTAATTGCAGAAGAGTTAATATTAGGATTTGTGAGATCAATATATAAAATTTGATTAACATCTAATTTTAACTGCAAGTCAGAAGCATACTGATGTATTACTTTTTGCATTAAATAAGAGTTAGATCCTTGAGACTTATTTATATCAACAGTACCATCTCCAAATCTTACTTCTTGATATCCGCTATGTATAGTTCCAGATTCAGAATATAAATATATATCGTATTGATCGTCATCTGTAACTGCTGGAAAGTAAATAGAATTTCTATAACCACCAGAAGGTATAGTTTTTTTACTTAATCTTGATACTGATGCTTGAAATAATCGTGTATTAAAATTATAATAGTGGTTATCTTCGTTTTTTATTTCTAAACTAAAAACAGCACCTTGATCTCCAGTTATAATAAAACTTCTTACTGATTTACTAGCTGGTAAATTACCTAAGTTTATATTAAAGTTTTTTATAGCTTTAACCGCCGTGGCAGTACCAGTAGTAGGAGTAGCTAATATTGGCGCAACTGCTGGTGGTGGTGATGTTATAATAGCAGCAGTAGTAGGAGCAGCTATAGGAGTAACAGGCGGCGCTGTGTTGTATAACGCTGCGTGTTGAGCATCTGACATTAAAGTGCCATCTGGCATATAATGAAAACCAGGTGGCGCTACTTGCGCTTGAACATTAACAGTGCTTTGTCTAGCACTACTTGATGATGGTGGTGTTGATGATCCGTATCCGTTTGCCATTTATTTTATTTTTATTATTTACTACTCTCTGAAATTTCTGAACCAACACTAAATAACTCTGCTTTTTCTGTTGAGTTATTAACAAAGTTTACACTAGCGTAATAACCTAACATGCTTGATGTATTTGCTTTTTTATCTTTAGCAAATGATATGTAATTACCTGGCATTGGATTTGATAAAGCAGTGTCATATTGAACAGTTACAACGTTGCCTATTATACTTAATATAGGACCTAACATAACAGTGTTTGCTAGTGCAGTGTTATCAAAACCACCAGTGTTAGTACCACCGTATGAGTAATAAGCAATATCACCTACTTGCGCAGATACATTTATTGTTGGAAAGTTGAATGATATAGTTGTTATTGCCATTGTTTAATTTTTATTGTTATATCCAGTAGCCTGTTCCATCCCAACCATTAACAAGATCTACACAGGGTTGAGCTTGCCAACCTTGAGGTCCAGATGGAACAAATTGATTAGGAGGGCTAGTAAAATAATTTTCAGTTGCCGTTATATTTGCTTGGTTTCCAGTAGGCGTTGGATTACAGCTTTTACCAACTTCAAAAGCTCCTACACTATTCATTTGATAAACAAACTCTGCAGAACATCCATTAGCAGAATAAACCTCAAGTTTAACTCTAGGGATTGATGGAAGATAATTAAAAGTAAAAGCTAACCCATTAACACTTCTTCCAAACATATTATTAGGTCCATTATTTAGTAAAGTAAAATCCCAAGTAGTTTGACTTGTTTGCGCGGGTGAAGGGATAGTATAAGATGTACTTGATCCTGGTCCATTGAGCGGAATAAGATCACCAGCGTTAAACAATGGCGTATTATCCATAGCTGTTAAAGTGATTGTCATTGGGTAATAATCCATAGGGCTAACACTTGTAACACCGCTAGCAGAAGTTACTGGTGGGTATACCCCAGGAGTACCTACTGTACTAACAATTCTACCGTTAGTATTAGGATCAACATTTCCATCGCCGTCCCAATCAGCACAAGGTGAAACATTATTGTTATTTATACTGCCTGTAGAACAAGATGGCTCTGGTCTTTGAAATCTTGCAAGACCAAATTGCAATCCGCATGGTCCTGCCTGATAATTAGGATTATAGTTAGCAGTAAGAAAATCCGCATTGCAAGAGCCTTGAGTACTACAAGCCCAAGCGGGCGGATATGTACAACTTCCATCATCACTCGTTGCTAACGCATCATAGTTGTTTGCATTCACATCCGTACATCCAGGTGCTGTGTAAGTACATGACCCATCATCAAAAGTTGCAGTTGAATCATAGTTATTAGCATTCACATCCATACATCCTGGATATAAACAAGAACCATCATCAGCAGTTGCTGTTAAGTTATAGTTTACAGCGCTCGGATCTGTACATCCATATGTTAATGGTATACACGATCCATCGTTACATGTTGCTCCGATATCATAGTTTGATGCTGTTGTAGTTGTGCATCCATAAATACAAGGAGTACAACAAGAATCATCTGTTCCATTAGGAACACCATTACAATCACAGTTACTTCCTGTGTAATTAGAATTTACCTGTTGGCCAAACAAACTTTGGTCATTACCAGCTATAACACCAACATTACAACCAGGCGTGCATGGATAAATACAACTACCATCATCTGTGTTCGCTGAAATATCTTGATTAACTGCGGTTGGATCCGTACACCCATATGAATATGGAATACATGAACCATCATCACATGTTGCTAAAGCATTGTAGTTAAATTGTGTTGCATCCATACAACCATCAACACAGAATATACACGCCGATTGATTATTAATAGTAAAGGCTGCATCATAATTAGTTGCTAATGGATCTAAACAACCAGCGCATGAAGTATAGTCACATGTTTGTGCAGTGTCTGCTAATGGATTATAGTTACACGCTGTTGAATCCATGCATCCATAAACGGGTACCGCTGGATATAAACATGATCCGTCATCAGTGTTGGCATTAGAATCATAATTAGTTGCTAATGCATCCGTGCAGCCAAGTATCATAGTACCGTACATGCCTAATCCTTGTATCGCAAAGCTAGCTTGATCCCAAGAAGACTCACCATCTGGGTTTATCATTATATTAGCATTAGTTGTTTCGTCCCACTCTTGACTATTGCCATGTAATGCCGGGTTACCTTTTATGTAATTAAACCACTTACCTTCTTTTTCTATAAATTCTTCTAAGCTTCCAGTTTCTTTATTTGTAAATATTGAATCTACATACCAACCAGTTTTACTTGCTAAGTTATAGTATTGATCATCTAGTGTATTTGCTACAACTCTTGATTTACTACCTTCGTAGTTTAACGTATTAAAAGATTTAACAGTACCAGGTGCTTGATTAATTATAACGTTAACAGTAGAATAATCTTTTTCACTGTGTATTCCGTAAAAAGTATTTCTACCTACAGTTTCATCGTGATGTTTCCATAATCTACCTTTATCAAAAGTATAATAATCATTTGCCATACTAATTGCTTGTTCTGGTAAAAATGATTTAAAACTAACCCATCCTCTCACGTCTTCTTTATATGTAATTGTTTTAACTGGATCATTTGTTGTAGATTTAGATACTACAACGTCCCAACATGTAGCGCATTGATCTCCTTGTATACCTAAAGGACGTGCTAATGCTGACAAGCTTTCGTCTTCGCAACTATAAGGATCGTGTGCGCTAGAAACGCCAATTGGATCTTGACTTAATTCATAAATATAATATGCTAGCGTTACGTCTTGAAAAATAGAAACAATAGTTGTACCAATAGGAATACCTCTACCAGAAATAGCATCACCAACGTTAAAAATACCTTGCTCTGCTCTAAATAATCTATTAGCTACGTAAGGACCAGCACAACCGTTTGGAGCGCTTGATGTAAAGTTTCCTTTAAAACCTACTGTGTGAGAAGCTGATAATTGAAGTTGGGTTGGCGTAGATGGCGCTATATTGTATACAGCTCCTAAAGTAGATTTAAAAGTAACATTGTAAACATCAGGTTTATTAGCTAAAGTTAAATTATATTGATCTTTTTTATCATCGTAACTACCAATAGCTGTATTAACTAATTTTAAATTATCTTTAAACCAATCTTTCATCCCAGCATCTGATATAGGTGTTAAACCATCCATAGATAATCTCATTACTTTACCTCTAACTTTATCGGTAAAATATGCTCTATAAGCTTCCGATGCAAATGACTCTGGATTAGTTGATATACCATACTCACCAGAATAAGGAACTGCCTGACCCAAAACTCTATTAGTTGCCGTTACATTGGTGTTACCATCTGCGTTAAATAAAGCATCTTTATCTGCTAGTATTTTCAATACTCTATCTTCGCAAAGAGCTACTAAATCACCACCTTGGCCCCATCCGGCTTTCAGCTTTTGAATACTACCGTATATAGGATTTATATCTTTAGTAATTTTTTCAGCTTGTATAAATTGATTTAAATTGTTTACGCCAGAAGTAGAATTATATATACCAGAATATATTAATCCATATTTTCTATGCTCTTCTCTATACTCATGTTCTAAAGTTGTTGATACTTTAACTCCATTTGTTATAAAAGGTAAGTTAAAATTATCTCTTATTCTATTTGATTCTACTCCATTACCAAAAGAATAACAATTATGCCAGTCTAAGTCATAGTTAAGATTATATAACTTTGGATTAAATTCTACAAGAGCATTAGTTCCTATATCAGTAATACTTAATATACTAATATAAAACGTAATACCATCTGGTCTAAACACAGATACTGAAAGCGGAAAAGTTACACCACTAAATGCAGCAGCGTAAGTAGTAGCAGGTGGTGGATTAGAACTCATGATTAAATTACTACCATCATAGTCAACCGCATACATCAATAAGTTTGCAGGGTTTTGAAAATATGAATTAACAGGAAAAGCACTTTCAATAGTTTCTTCATCAATAACCATTGGTATGCTAGGACTAGCTTCGTAATATATATCTAGTTCTTTTATATCTTTAGGTTCTGTTTCCCATACAGCTGGATTTTCAGATAAAACTTCTTCCGGCTCTATAAACTCAACAAACTCTAAATCATACCCAACAGCACCAACAGTCCCAAAAGTTCCTTCTTCAAAAGCCATCGTGTTAATATTAAATTCAGAGTTAGGACTATACCCATTCATACCAACTTGTACAAATTTAAATAATTCTCCAGCTTGAGGTCTTTTAGATGGTGTAATAGCTAAAGCGTGGTCTGTAGTTGTTAAAGCTTTTCTATATCCACCAAGTATTAATTTATAAAAACTAACATTAGTAGTTGTATTTGTTTCAATTTGAATATCTCTAATAACTAAAAACTCTTGTCCGCCTAAATTACTAGCGACTGTTGTAAGCGCGGTAGTTCCTGTTAAAGTATAAGACTCTAAAGCCATGCCAACTAAAAGAGTTGAAGAAACGTAAGCGTCACCGTGTGGATTTCCAATAGCTCCAGTTAAACTAGTAACATATATTTCTAAATCTAGCGCTATTGTAGTACCCGCGGCTGTAACTGTTCCAGTGGTACTACCAGAAGAGTCGCAACAAGTTAAGTGTATTGTGTAACCATTAGTAATTTCTCCGTCTGTTAAAGGATACCAAGAACTTGAATTATAATCTGGTGATATATCAGAGATTTTATATTTTTTAGAAAAATTAAAAGATAAGTTTTCAGCCATAGAATTACCACCTAAAACTTGTTCTTCTGTTGGTATAGGTCCTGTAACGTATGAAGGTTTTACAGTTTGACTAACAATACTCCCCCAACTAGGATTATTCATTGCCGTTACCCCATAGTTAACCCCTGTTGGATGTGTAGGATGACCTAACCAATCACCGTGCGTTCTAACGCTACTATGTCTAAATTGGTTTTGATAACTAGTAATTCCAATTGTATAAACTTGACCTGTTGGATCTTGCTTCCATCTAAATTTAATACCAGAATTAAAATTTTGAATAAAATTTTCTAAATCTGAATACCTTGAATTTAATGACGCCCCACTACCAACACCATAATTACCAATGTTAAAAAAATTATCAGTTTGCTGAGCATTTGTAGCGCCTATAATACCACCAAAAGAAAGATTCATTTCATGCGTATCATTACCTTTACCTACAATGCCTTGGTTTCTTCTTGTGTAAAAATCATAAAAACCTTGAGCAGTTCCATCTGCGCTTCCAGCTCCTGCTGCTAATTCATCACTAGTAAACGATAAATTATCTCCATAAATTGCTGATCCCATAGGTCCAGAGTTAGGTCCAGTATACAAAGGCACTGCAACTCCAGTACCATATTCTCTTTGATGCTCATAGTGAGCAGGGTTCCAACTTAAAGTATTTTCATCGCTTAAATTTCCAACACCGGCAAAATCACTACCATCTATAAACCAAACTTCAGTATCTCTACTATTTTGATCAGTTGTTTCTTGAGTATGCTTTTCGTATATGTGTCTGTTGAACGTTGGTCCTGTGCCAAAATCTTCGTAATAAAAACTATTAGTCATACCAGCGTTTACTCCTTGAAAATTAGCGCTTGGAGAAGTATTACTACCACCCCATTCTTTTGCCCAATTATCAGCAGGAGTCCACTCTTCATTTAAATACGTTCGATCAAGAGCTCCTGATATTGCTGGCGCTGAGACGCCATTTGTTCCAAGTTTTAAATGTGCTAAAAGCGGCCACTTTCCATTGTCTATAGAAGGGCTTGTCCAATTCCAATCACTTCCCGAAAAATTTGATGCATTTTCACTTATTCCACGAGCATATCTTCTAAAAAACATTGCCATAGAAGCAAACTCTGGAACAGAATAATAACCCCAAGCAGTTAAAGCTGAGTCATTTAAAAATTCATCTACCTCGTCTCCAAGTGTAGAAAACTCACCTTTAGTTAAAAAATAATTATGATTTTCAGTGTGCATCTTTCTGTGTTCAGGATGCATGTAAAATACTTTTTTAGAATTTAACACTCTAAAATCAAGACCTTCTTCAAATGATTTACCTATGTTACTTGAAAAAACATCATCAGAATATATTTTAACAAAAAACCTACCATCAAACTTAGGACTATTAGCTACTTCGTATTTATATATATTTACTATAGTTCCATTTTCAATTAAACTAGAGTTAATTCCTGATGGATCATCAGTTATAAAATTAACATCAGAGCCTAAATTATCAGCAAGTGTAATATAGTATTTTGCATCATCAAAATCAACACTATCGGTGTTATTAATAGATCTACCATTATCATGTTCAATACCAGATATTCTATATCTATCTGAAAACTGACCACCTGCGTTACCAAACTCTATGTATAATTCACCACCAGTATACTCATCTAAATGCAAACCACTAGTTTGACTAAAGGCTTTGTAATTAATTTCAATTTCATTTCTTCCTTGCGCTGGACCGTTAGAAATAGAATTACCAAAAGCGCCTGGATTTGTAGAACTAAAAGAGTGTACTACCTTTGCCGTTAAAGTTTTTCTAGTTTTTATATAATCTGGAGCTTCATTTTCAATAGCTATAACCTTGTATCTAGCGGGATCTTTAACTAATTGACTTTCATCTGATCCTTTTTTAAGAATTAAAAACGAATCTATATCTAATTTGTTTCTATCAGAAGAAGGAAATGCTAACCAAATGTTTCCATCTTCAGCATCATACCATCTATCCATAGCCATGTTGTAGTACTCTCCTGAAGTTTCTTTAATATAAAATTTAAAATACCTTAAATGATTTTCGTTTGAACTTGGATAACCATCAGCAACATTACCTAAATTTACTTGTAGTCTATTATATTTATCAGCCTCTTCTTTTTCTAACTTTATAGTACCAGACTCGTTAGATATAACAGGTGTTTCTCTTCCGTATTTATCTACAAAAACAACACCTAATTGATATTCTCTTAATGATTTAATTGATTTATCAGCCCCCGAAGTTTTTGTCCAACCCGTAAGTAAATCTACACGATAAGCATCGTTTATAAAGTTTACTGTAAAATTTGGAACAAAATTATTTCCATCTTTTTTAAGATCATAGTTTTGTATATAGTTAGCGTATACAATTCTATTTCCAGTTATATCTTGTGCTAAAGCTTTTCTTGGAACGTTATCCCAAGGTCTTAGTAATTGATTAGAAGGAACTATACTATTTATAGTTTCTTTTTTAATATTATAAAAACTATTTACACCACCGTTTAAAATAGAGTCCCATTTGTTTACTGATCCAAAAATAGCAACATCATCTTTTCTAATAGTATCCACTACATATATACTTGGTGATGGCTCGTCTTTAAATAAAATATCTATAGACTCAACATCTTCAGGTGTTTTTGGTGTAACAAGACCGTACAAGTCAACACTTTGTATTCTATTTGTCATACCTAAGTTGTAACCTTTTCTAGGATGATAATCAAATGGTCCTGGTTGAAAAGCTACTCGTGTCCAAGGAGCAAAGGTAGAGTACTCACCATCTGAATACTTGTATCTATAAGAAAATCTAGGAAATTTAAATTCAAAAAGTTTTTCGGTATCATCAAATAAATCAATAACATACTTTAATTCAGTTTCACCATCAGGCACGGATGGTGGCGTACCGTCTATAGCTGTTATTTTTATATCAACAGCGTAATCATCTGTATTAAATTCAGGTTGAAGAATAGCATTTGTACTAGTTCCATATTTTGTAAATGATGGAAAACGATCTGTAATTTCACCTTTTATAACGTAATCTGTTACAGGAAGCCCGGGTGGATTAACACCATCATAAGGTTTTAATACCACCTTAGTACCTATTGCTATATTAGTTTTATTAGTATCTCCACTGTTTGGACCACCACCGTAAGTTGCGCTAGCATGGTGCCAACCGTTTAAACCACCTTGTTCATTAATTTTACTTAAAGGCACTTCGTTACCAAGCTGATCTATACCGTTCATTATTTTTACACTAAACTCATTACTACCGTCTTCGGTAGTAAGCCCATCAAAATCAAACCTATCATTTATAGGGGCGTTTTGTGTATATATTACATTTACAAAAGAAGAGTAGTTTAAACTGTTTATTACATTACCATTTGCCGCTGGTACTAAATCACCACCGAAAGGATGTATGTTTTCAGGTATTACGTTTAATTCGTTAAAATTTGTTATAGTAATTACACCTGTGTATATTTTATCTATTTCTCTTGCTGTTTTTAAATTTAATTTTAAAGCTGTTTTTGGGCATTTTTTAATAACCGTTATGTGCTTTGTTTCAATATCTACGTTATCAATAAGTAAGATATTTTGAGACTCGTTTATTAAACGCGTATGTTGAACAAAATCAATAGTACCTTGTTTACATCTAACTATGTTTATTTTTTTAGGTTCAGTTTTATTATCAGTCCAAAATATCATATCATCAATAATATTTATACCTGTAATACTAGTATCAAAATTAAACTCTAAAACATGCTTAGTATCTGTAAAAACAGGAGTTGCAAAATCATTGCCTCTTATATACTCAATTATATAGTTAGCATCATTACTCCAAACTAAATAATATAAAGCATCGTTTTTTTCGTCTGCCACACATCCTATAGTTTTAGATTCTACAGGTAGAGTAAAGCCGTTTAATAAGCTAACTTGAGCATTACCCAGTATATTTTGAACAGTACCAACTTCAGAACCTTCTGATGTTGAAACTTGTATATTCATTGCGTCTCGATATTGGCCCTTTGGAACAAGTCTTTCATCAAGATCTTTATTCATTTTACCACCGGTAAACTGATTTTTAATATCTGGCATTTAACTAGTGTTTAATTTGTTTTGATTTACCTCTTAAAATTTGAGTAATTTCTTCTAATTTAATATTAGATAATCTTAGTTTTGCTTTTCTTGTTTCAGCAAATCTTTCTTTTTTATATCTTTGAACTATATATTCTTGTGTGTTTGCTCTTGTAGACAATATACCGTAAGATATCCATTTGTACATTGCTTCTTCGGCAAATTTATGAACTTGCATTTCATCTTCTGTACCTAAACTATCACTTATGTAATCTATTATCACCGTTTTTCCTGAGACATTAGAGCTAAAATGTATTTTTCCTGTTTCTTTATCTATATAATAAGAACCATTTACTTGAGCGTGCTGAGGATCTAGCCCATATCTATTTCCATTTAACGGCCAATAAGTATCATCTTGGTAATCGTCTTTGTTGTTTTCAGATGGTGCGTTTGATTTGTATGCTGCCCAAGTATCTGAATCAGCATCTTCTGGGTCTACAAAAGTAATTTCTCCACCTGAAGTAACAGCAACACTAGGTAAAGCGCTTACAATTATAGTAGTACCACTTATATTTTTTATAACAGTTCCTATTGGAAAGTCTTCATTGTAAACAAACATACCAACTTTTAAATTTGTTAATTCAGAGGCAGTTCCTGTTATTTTATAATCAGCGGTATTCCAAGATAAATTTTCAACTATATTATATGATTTTTTTGGCGTAATTAAAGCCCCACCAATATTTTGAAAAGTTAACGTTATACCCGCGCCACTTATAAGTGGATTTACAACGTTGCCAGATAAATCATGTAGCGTGATTGTTGTTATACCACCACTATTAGAAGTTGCTCCAACAACAGTGCCGCTAGGTATATAAGCATTATTATATGGAGCTTGACCTACTAGTATTTCCATTCCAACTAAAATATTAGAATACTCTCCATTTAAAACTACGTTACTAGAAGTAGTTACTAGTTCACCAGCAGCTTGAAGCTTAAAGTCTCCGTTAGAATCTTGTAAGTAATTTTGAGAAGGATTTGAAGTTTTAGATGTTGGATATAACAAGTGTTTTATACCGGAAGAATCTACCCAGCTTATTTTTGTGTAATTTACATAATCTTGTGGAAGTGGCATTTGAAGTGTAGCAGGCACAGTAAATTCTTTAGCTTTACATGATTTAAAAGTATCAAAAGATAATTCTGCTAAAGCTCTTTGCGCGTGAAACGCAACATCTATTCTTTTAGCTTTAGGTATAATTTTATCTTCACCTACATAAACAATCATGAATTGATTTACTATATCATTTAAAGATACAAATTGATAATTACCAAAGTCACCACCATCGTAATACGCTTGAGAAGTTTGATTTATATAAGACATTTATTTATTGTTTTTCTTTTTGATCTATTGTGTTTTCCATATTCTGCGCGGAGCTCGCTAAGTCAGCGCTCTTCATAGATATACCAGCTAGTTTTAATATTTTGTAAACTAACTCAGCTTCATCTGATTTATGTAATTCAAAATTTTTTGTTTTAGCTGGATTTGGATCGTGTAGAGCTTTTAAACCAACAACATAATAACCCCAACTAACATTAGCTGGTCTTTTTAAATAAACTAATGATGTAGGAGTTCTAAATAATGTTGGGTTTGAAGAAGTTCCACCCACTACTCTAATAACGTTATCTCTAATATTAGCTATAGGTCTTTTATCGTTAGGCCTTATTAAAGGACCGCTGTTTATGCAGTTATTGAAATCTTTAGTTTTTAATATTTCACAGTCAGCGCCATTAAATTCTACCTTACCAACTCTATAAACGTAATCAGGAAGAAAACGTCCACCAGTACCAGCGGCAATAGCGTAAGAATTTATAATAGCAGTTAAATCTGTTTTTTCAAATATTTGAATTTTTTCTTCTAGCATATCATCAACATCAGCATACACGTATTCATTACCGTGTATTCTTGCTTGTTGATTTAAATCATAAAAATATTGTTCAAATATTTCTATCTGTGCTTGGTTTGCATATAGATTAAACTCTTGCGGGGTTATATAACCTCTTTGTTCTTTATTAGCTATAGCTAAAACTTTTTGATATACATCATCTATAATTACCATAATTTCTTTTTATTTATTATAAGGAAACAATCTATTTAAAGTGTCTTGTCTTTTACCACACCCACAATCTTTATCTACAGCTTTGCTTACTTTTTCTACAACTTTTTTTATACCAGTTGCTTTAGTAATTTTAGCTATAGTATCACCAAGTCCTTTTGATTTTTTTTCCATATAATTTAATTTGTAGTTTGCAATCGCCCCGTAGAGCGACTGCATCTACAGTTAGATTAATTTAATCTTTTTTCAATGTTGGAGTAAATCTCCATACCTTCGTCAGTTTTAAACCAATGTGCTAAAGCAGTGTAAGGATGCTCGTCAAACGGTATAACCATTAACTTTCTTCCGTTACTACCCCACAAAAAGTTTCTTTGATCTGAAGATAATCTTAAAATACCAGCTTCAACAGCTCTAATACCAAAGTTTCTTAGCATTACATTTTCATCATCAGCTAACTCTAAGAATAATTGAGGATTATTACGAGCAAATACTAATAAATCTCTTCTAAGTTCTTTAGAACTCATCGTAGATACGTTAGAACCTTTCTCAACACGCATGATAGCTTCAGCCATATCAATATCAACATTTCTAGCTGCTGTTAATGCGTCAACTTGCATTTCTAACATATCAATTTCTTCTTCTGCTAACGCAGCTGGCTTGTACTCTTCATACAATTTATCTCTGTGTGGATGATACAAAGTTAAAAGTTTTTGTAATGTTGTTTGTTCTCTTGGAACAAATAAAGAACCAGATCTAAATATAATATGCTCTAATCTTTGATCGCCTTTCATTTCATCAACAAAAGGAGTTCTTTGATTTCTTGTATATTTTAATTCTCTTTCATAACCTTTTTCTTCATCAAACCAAAATATATTTGCTGACTTAATAGATCTTGAAAGAGGTTTTTTATCTCCTTTTAAATTGTACATCCTGTCTTTAACCTCCCACTCGTTTGCAGGTTTTTTTCTTTCTCTTGCTTTTGGTTGTTCAACCACTGGTGTTTCTTGAGTTACAGTTTCTTCAAAAAATTCTGTAACTGTTTTTTCTATTGAAGGTTCCACAACCTTTTCTGTTTTTTGTTTTTTTGCCATAATATAATATAATATAAATTAATAAAAATAAAAGGCCGAGGCCGAAGCCCCGGTCTTTAATATAATAATGCTTACTTTAATAACATAAAGTTATTAGCACCTTGTGTAACTAGACATCTTTCAGATAGCATGTGTATTGACATTGCGTCTAAAGCAGATGTAGCAGCTCCAACAGAACCAGTAACCCATGTTTTCATTTTTCTGTCATCAGTTTGAGAAGCTCTGTAACGAACGTGTAAAAACGGACGTTTCAAGTTTTTCCCTAACATTTGATCGTAAACAGTTGATGTACCAGCTGGAATAACAACACCTCTAATTGCGTTAGCAGAACTAGCGTCGTTAATACCACCTCTTGTAGCTTTGTCATTTAAGTATCTCATGTCAGACTTATAGAAATCATAAGAACCTCTACGGAATCCAGAGAAACCTAAGTTAAGAGCCATATCTTCAGAGTTATCAAATACTCCGTAAGAAGTACCACCAGCTCCATGACTATTCATAGAAGCTAACATATCATCTATTGCTAGCGAAGTAGCTCTATTTACAAACATCATGTTTTCTTCAATAGCACCCTGATTATCAAACTCAGCTAAAATAGCATCAAACTCAGCTAAATCAGTTGCAGCAGTAACACCAGTAATACCAGAAGTAACATTTCCTCTAGACTCTACAGCAGCGAATAAACCTTCAGTACCCGCAGTATCAGCCGTATTTAATGTAGAAGACGGAGCGATTGTAGCGCCAGGAACTTCAGAAGCAGCAACAGCAAGCTCACCTTCTAACATTGCCATTTCTAAGTAATCAGTAAATCTAGCTCTTGTATCAGCTTCAGCTTTTAAGTACCACATGTATCCAGTAGCTCCACCTTCAGAAGCAACTTCAATCCAACCAATTCTAGAAACATCAGAACCTGATACTTCGTAGTAATCTTTAATAATAATTGGTTTGTTGTCAAAAGTTTTGAACGTAGGCTCATTAGCGCCTCTTTGATCTGTAGTATTAGTAGTACCAGCAGCAGCTACATAGCTTTGTCCTTTTCCATATTCAGAACCATAAACTAATATAGTTGTTGCTTTTGATGAAGTGTTTGCCGATAAAGCAGACGAACCGTAAGGTAATACATCAAGCACAGCACCATTAACAACTGATACTAAACATTTGAAAACACCATCTGAGTTAGATACAATAATAGTATCATTAACTCTAATACCGTGGTTAGCGGCTGTAAAACCAGAACCAACGTTTCCATCAATATCATCTTCAATTGTAACTTGAGCGATATTAGAAACACCTGTACCCGGATCAGCACCAGCAGTTGCTGAGTTAACGTTACCTTTATAAGATAAATGTAATCTTCCTTGTTCAGACCATACTACTTGATCAGCAGTCATAGCCTCTTCAGCCCCAACTTGTGCTAAGAAACCTGAAATAGTTCTCGGTCCGAAAACTTCAGCTTCTTTTTCCATTAGGTCTGGTAAATATTGTTGAGCCCAACCCATATCTTGGTTGAAGTCAATGTAGTTTGTTGCTAGTGTTTGCTTTTGTGAAGCAGCTACACTATTCAACGCACTTCCTGCAGTAATTGCCATAATTAATTTTTTTTAAATTGTTATTTATTTTTGTTTTTAATTTTAAACTTAAAATCAGAAGAATTATCACCTAACACTTTTACAGTCATACCACCCGCTTCAATTTTTCCATGACTTTGTCTTGGATTCATATCAACGTTTTTAGCTTTAGCAATACTACTTTTCATAGCATCTGCTTTCCCTTGGTTGTAAAAGTGTTTTGCAACAGCGTCAGCATTCATAGCTGTGTATAAAGATTTATGATAACCCGTAGCATCTGACATTTCATTATTTTCGTTCAAAAACTTTTTGACAAAATTATTAATATCGCTTTGAGTTTCTTTAACTTCGCTAGCGTTATTGACATTAAACCTATACTTTTTATCCCCGACGTTGTATTCAAAACCTTTGAACTTGTCGTTAAAAACTTTTTTAGTTTTATTTAAAAAAGTAGAAGTTTGTTTTTCTGTTACTTTTTTAGTCTCTTCTGACTCTTTGTTGTATCTATTAAAGAAATCTACAGCTTTTTGTTGCTCGGTTGTGAGCTTACTTCCAGCTTTAATTTCTTCATAGTATTTAGACTTTTGCCCGTCTAAGTGGCTTTTAGCGTTAGCAACTTGCTCTTTCAACGCTAGTTTTTTTCTTCTTATTTCTTTCTCATCATCCTCGTCTTCATCAAAAGCAAACTGATCATCCATGAGAAAATTAATTTCTTCGTTATTTAAATGAGGTTTTGTTTGCTTGTAGTATTCGTATAGTAAATCTTCATTATCTAAACTACTGTAATCCTGATTAAGCTTAACATAATCATTTAAATCTCCACCAGTTTCTTCCATAAAGTCCATTAACTTTTGAATATTTTCTGGTAGTGGTTTACCGGTAGCCTCAGCTTCTGCTACAGCTTCTTCAACCTGCTCTTCAACTTCAGCAACCTCTTCTTCGGTAATTTCTTCTAATACTGTAGCTTCTTGTGCTTCTGCTTCCGGTTGTACTTCTTCTTGTTTTTCTGTGGCATCGGCATTTTCAGGCTCTGTAACCACTCCACTGTCGTCAGCGTTATTTTCTTTAGTTTCATTTTGCTCTGGTTCTACTGGTTTACTTAAGTCTATTTTTATAACACTGTCATCACCAGCAGACTCAAATTTACTTTCATCAACTTTAACCACGTTTTCATCACCTGGATCCGATTGATTAATCTGTGTAGTCTCTTCAACTACGTTTTCATTTTTTTCTTCCATAATATAATATAATAATAATTAATAATTTTAACTAGGATTAAACGAACCTAAATCAAAACCGCCTCCTAGTATATCATTACCTGAAGACTCAAAGTTTTTAGGTGGTTTCTTGTTTAATCTTTGATCTATAAGCTCACTTTGTTGTGATGCTTGCATTTTTGATCGATTATCTTTTCGATCTTCCTTCATAGTATCCTTCATGTCAACTTGCTCCATGTTCATTTTTTGTAGCTGTTGATTTATTTCAAACTCAAATTGCATTAGTTTCATTTTATGCTCAACTTCTAGTTCCATTTGTCTAGATTTTAAATCAGCTTTAATTTGCTCTAGCTGAGCATTGTTTTGAGTTATAGCTTGATTTTTTTGCACTTCAGCTTGAGCAGCAACTTGTTGTGTTTGTGCGTTTGCTTGTGCTTGTGCTTGAATATTTTGCTGTTGAACCATTTGATCTCTTTGTTGCTTTTTCTTTCTTCTAATTTTAAGGACTTGGTTTGCAAGTTTTACATTTCTAATTTCTCTAACATCAATAGCATCTTCAAGATCAATACTTTTTTGTTGCAGCGCCATTTGTATGTTGTTCTCTAACACAGCTTTTTCTTCTTCATCTGGCATTAATTCTAAAAATATACCAAAATCATAAAGATACAAGTCGGACATTTCGTTAAGAGTTGCTAAATTGTGGCCACCTATAGCTTGTAAAAAAGCATCTGCAGTTGGTGAATACTCTAATATGTCAGATATTCTAAGTGATAAACACTCGCAAGTTTCAGCTGTTAAAAATAATCCAGCTTGTAATATATGTCTTGTTGCCGTGTTTGAATTTGCTGCAGCTAACTTTTGCACGCCAACTAAAGCGTTTTTATCAGGCATACTACCATCTCTAGCTTCATTAAGACCGGTTACATCTCTTATCATTTGTAAATAGTAATTGTAATTACCAATTAAAGCTTGCATTTTATTACCACCAGAACCTGATGTTATTTCTTGAATAGGCACTTTACCTGGGTTTTGATCACCATCACTTGTAAATGATCTACCAATAACAGAACCAGTTTGAAAAAACATGTTTAATGCTTCTTGCGGATTATAGTTTGTTCCATTACCTAAATCAACCTCAGCTAAACCATCAGCATCTAAATAAACACCATCTGGAACCATACGCGACATTACTTGCTGCAACTTTAAATGTGTAAGTTGTATCATGTCAGCAAAACCTGTTATACGTTTTACTAATGAATCAATTTTACCGTTATACATTCTAGGTGCTACAATAGAATAATTCATTTTAACTTTAGTAAAATCACTTTTAGGACGCATCATATTTTTTGACATTTCCCATTTAACTAATTTATTAGTACCAAGTATTAAAACACCCTCGTATAAACACTCTATAGATCTTAACATTTTTTTAAAACCTCCCTCCATGTCTTCAGGCGGATTAAAAGAATCATCTTTTTCTATAATTTTATCAGCACCAGTTGCAGTTTCTTTTACTTTATAAACTTCATTCATGTAAGTTTTATAGTTAAAATATAAAACTTGAATAGTATTGTTGTCTTCTTTATCTTCGTTATGTCTTGAGTTGTAATTAGATCTATTGTAAGATTTGTTTTTCATTATTTCTTCAAGATCGCTTTCTGATAAATGAGGAAATTGTTTTGCTAATTCGTTTACTGGTATAGTTTTAACTTCACCAACATAATATATATCTTCAAAATAAGGTGACTCAGTGTAAGAATAAACTAAGTTAGCTGGATCAACATAATTAACAACAACTCCTTCTGATGTATTAAAACCTGTTTTAACAGCTCCAATCCCAAGCACAGCTAAATCATAATAAAACCTTTTCTTTATTAATTCATATCTATTACCGTCTAATAAAGTGTTTATAGCTTGTTCTTCTGCTATTTCAACAGATTGTTTGTATGTAAGCTGCATGTGTAACTGTAATTCTTCTTCAGAATCAGGTAAAGTTTCTGGATCATTATCCGCAACTCGTATACCAAAAGCTTGTTCTGTATAAGTATTTAATTCTTTTGTTCTCATATCATCAAGTATAGACTCCATATACTTAGTTCTTTTAGAAACACCATATGGATCTTGAGAGTACGCTTTAATATCATACATTCTTTCCGTCATACCATTTACAACTATATCTACAAACTTAGAAATAATTGGAACTGGTTTCCAGTCTAAATTTAAATAGGACAAATCACCGTTTATAGATAACTCATCCTTATATTTTTGTATAGATTGTTCGCCTCTAGCATACAATCTTAAATTATGAAAATCACTATGATTAGATCTGTGTCTATTGTGGTTTCTATCTTCATTAAACCACTCTTGTTCTATAGCTTTACCTACTTTTAAACCATACTCATAGCTTAGCTTTTCAGCATCACTTACAGTTTGACTTGGAAAATAACTTTTAATGCCAGAATATGCCATATTTATTATTTGATTATTTGTGAATTACTTCCAGTATTACTATACTTAGAAACTTTTATGTTTAGTTTTGGTTTTTCAACCTTAGCGTTTGGCGCGTATAAGTGTCTATTGTTTGCCATTATGGCTAAACCAGAACTTATAGTTGCGTCAAACTTTGTTCTTTTATTTATATCAAATTTACTCCAATCATTTAACAGTTCATTAAAATATAAATCTCCAAATGTTCCATCTTTTTTCATGCCAACATGATCTTGTATATACATCTCTATAGCTGCGGCATGAGCTTGTTTAATATCTTCACTTGAGTTTGGTATACCACCTACTTCTTTTTCTGCTACAGATAATTTATTCCAAATTTTATCTGGTCTGTTCATGCTAAAACCTCTGTAACCTCTACGCCTTAGATAATATAATAATCTAGGCTTATTATTCTCTGCTAGTATTGGCATACCGTAAAATACTAACGCCATCAACACATCTTCAAAGAATATTTCAGCTGTAGGTGGTCTTGATAAGTATTCTAAAAAAAAGCTATTCGCAGGAGCGTCCTCCATACTAAACCTGGTTAAGCCGTG